GCCGGCGATTAACGATCCGCGCATCGTCAAGATCCTGCAAACCCTGGCGCCTGAACTGCGCACCGGGGACCATCCAGCGCAGCAGCGTATCTCAGCGACCGAAGTTGAAAGCCTTATGAAGTCGCCTGCCTACTTCAACAAGGACCACCCGGACCACGAATCGGTCAAGCAGCGCGTCACGGCGCATTTCCAAAACAGGCCGAACGCAGGCGCCAAAGCGCGCGGCCCGTTCGTCATGCAAACGGGCTAGCGCCTCATTCACGAAGGCAAAACAAGAAGCGGCCACCGGGCCGCTTTTTTGCAGGTGAAGATTTTTGACAAGTGAGCGCGTAATCATCGCGCCGTCAGATAACTGACCCGGCCCGTGATGGCTCGCGGATACCCGGACGCTCGTCTAGAACATGCTAGGCCATTGCATGTAGACGCATCCCGGCCCACGCAAGTGGACACCCGGCAAGGCAACAACTTTGTTCCCTTACTGGAGTCTACCCATGTCATTTACCGTAACCGAATCGATGGTCCAACAGTACGGAACCAATTTCCGGCTGCTGTATCAACAGCGCAAGTCGCGCTTCGAAGCCTGGTGCCAAATGGAAGGCGGCATCGTTGGCCAATCCAAATCTGTCGAACGCTTGGGCAAGACCGAAGCCTACGACATTCTCACTCGGCACGGCGACACGCAGTATGTGCAAACCCCGCACAGCCGTCGCTGGATCGACTTGCAAGACAAAGGCTGGGCAGATCTCGTCGACGAACTCGACAAGATCAAAATGCTGGCAGATCCCACGTCGCCCTACAGTGCACTGGCTGTGTCGGCGCTGAATCGCGCCAAGGACGATATCATCCTGACGGCAGCACGCGGCAACGCGCGCAGCAATGCAGGCTTGCTGGCACTGCCTACCACGCAAAAGATTGCCGTGGGCGCAACGTCACTGACGCTCGCCAAACTGCTTGCGACCAAGGAAATCTTGGACGCGAACGAGGTGGACGATGACGCCTCAAGCGATGGCCAGAATGACACCATGGCCACGCGGGTGATTGGCGTCAATAGCAAGATGTTGACGAACCTCTATGGCACGACCGAAATCAAATCGATCGACTACAACAGCGTGAAAGCGCTGGCGCAGGGCAAGATCGATACGTTCCTCGGCTTTAAGTTTGTGCGTACAGAGCGCTTGTTCCGCGACGTCGCGGCAACGACTCGCTTTGCGCTGGCATGGTCGAAAGGCTGCGTCGGCTTTGGGCTCGGCAAAGACATCACGGCATCGGTCGACACCCTGCCTACCAAGAACTACAGCGCGCAGGTGTATGCACGCATGTCGGCGGGTGGTGCACGGCTCGAAGATGAAGGCGTGGTCGAAATCGCCTGTCTCGAATAACGCCACCACGCAACCGAACTAGAGGACATTCCCATGGCAGACTTTTACGCAAATCAGCAGACGATTCGCAACGCGGTGCCTTACGGCCAACCGCTAACGAATCGAATCAACTCCGACGCACGGCACGGACGTGTGCGTTATTTCGAATCGGTCTTTGTCGCACCAGCATCAGGCGCCGCGCCTGCGATTGCCGACAAGATTCGCTGGGGCGCCTTGCCCATCGGTGCGCGCATTCTGGGCGGCTTGTCTAAGCTGTACTGGAACGCCGGCACCGCGTCATGCACCATCAACCTAGGCGACAACATGTCGGCCGCGCGCCATTTGGCGGCGACTGCCATTACCGCGCTCGGTAATGCGGTGCCGGAAGCGGCGGCGCTCGTGACAACTGGCGCGTGTAACACGGTTAGTGGTAGTACCACGATCGTGGTCACGTCGGGTTTGGGCGGTTTCCAAGTGGGCTCGCTGATTGTCGGTACTGGCATCCCTGCCGGCACAACCATCACCGGCGTCGACTTGGCGGCAGCGACTTGCATTCTGTCAGCAGCGGCCACCGCCACCAACAGCGCGCAAGCCATGACCCTGACCGGCCAGGCATATCGCACGACCAACGACGCCAGCAAATTCGAGACGGCTTTCGGCTCGACGCTCGATGACTGCAACCTTGTCAGTGTGGTCGCCGGCGCGCAAGTCGCCAACAGTCAAGTCATCACGCTCAAAATCGCTTACGTGATGGATTGATTGTTTTTACCCCGTTGTCGATGGTTCGCTTTCAAGCCGGGGCCTAAACCGCCTCGGCTTTTTTTCGGGGGTCGCAGATGACGAGTGAAGTGGAGATTTGCAATATCGCGAGCCGGTTACTCGGTGCGGGTGAAATCTCGTCTATCAGTCCGCCCGATGCCACGGTGCAAGCAGCGTTAGCGGCACAACTCTATCCCCATATTCGCCAATGGGTACTGCGCAAGCACACGTGGCACAGCTGCAAAAAGCGTGTGATCTTGGCGCCCGATGCCACCGCGCCGCCCTTTGACTTTAGCTATCAATTTACTTTCCCGGCCGATTGGCTGCGCACCTTACAAGTGGGCTATCGCGGGCAGTCGCTCAACTACGAGATCGATGCGCGCAAATTCCTGTGCAATGACACAGTGCTGCCGCTCGTGTACATGTTCGACAATCAGGTGTCAGCGACCTACGACGCGGCGCTGGTGCATGTGCTCGTCATCGCCATGAAACATGCCATGTGTTACGCCTTCACCAAGTCCGCCGCCATGACCGATACAACCGCAGACGAGCTACGCACGGAATTGCAGATGGCGCGCAGCATCGACGGCATCGACGAGCCCGCAGAGACGTTAGGCGATTTCCCCTTACTCGCTGCTGGCCTAGCACGCGGGCGCTAACATGCCGCGCGTCACTCACATACAAACCAACTTTACAGCCGGGGAACTCAGTCCCGGCACGCTCGGCCGCGTCGATATCGAACGCTATCCCAACGGCTGCAAGATCATCGAAAACGCCAATGTGCTAGTGCAAGGCGGCGTGACCAATACCTACGGCAGCTACTTTGTGAACGCTGCCAAGAATGCCAATAAGCGCAATAGGCTGATCCCGTTTGTATACTCGACAACCCAAGCCTATATATTGGAATTTGGCGATTTGTACCTGCGTTTCTACATCAACAACGCACGGGTCGAAACGTCTCCCGGTGTGGCGTACGAGCTCGCAACGCCTTACACCGAAGCCATGCTCTCAAGCTTGGACTACACGCAGCGCGGTGACACGATGTTCGTATTTCATCCGAGTGTGGAGCCATACCGCGTGCGCCGCTTTGCAGACAATTTGTGGGACGCGCAGCCAGCACCGTTTAGCGTCGTGCCGTTTGATGAAGTCGGCGACAGCTTTGCGACCACGCTCACACTGAGTGCAACGACTGGCGCGATTACGGCAACCGCGAGTGCACCGACGTGGTTGGCTGGCGATGTGGGCCGCACGTTCAGTTACTTTGGCGGCCTTGCCACCATCACGTCTTTCACCAGTAACGTGCTGGTGAATGCAACTGTGGTGACGCCATTCAGCACAATCAACATTCCCGCGAATGTGTGGCGCTTAAACGGATCGCCACAAGCCACCGCAACGCCCACCGTTGCAGGGCCAGTGGGCACGGCTGGCCAGTTAGGCACGGGACTGATCGATGCGTTTCGCGCAACTGACGTGGGCAAGTATGTGCGGATCAATGGCGGGCTCGCGCTTGTGACCTCATTCATTCTGGCCACCGATGTGGGCATAGTGATCAAGCAAGCGCTTACTGGCACAACTGGCGCCCCTGCCGGATCGTGGTCGCTCAATGGCGCCATGTGGTCGTCATCGCTTGGGTATCCGCGTTGCGGCGTGATCCATCAACAGCGCTTAGTGCTAGGTGGCAGTCCTGCATACCCTAAAACCGTGTGGGGCTCGTCGGTGGGCCTGTATTTGGATTTCCTACTCACGACGCAGGACGACGATGCTTTCCGGTTTGACCTTGACGGCGATCAAGTCACGACCATCCGGCACCTGGCCTCAGACAGTCGATTGATTGCCTTCACCGATGGTGGGGAATTCACTTTGCGCGGCGGCGTTGAGAAACCGATCACGCCTACCAATATCCAAGTCGATAACACAGTCTGGGGCTCAAACTCCGTGAAGCCTGCGCGTGTCGGCAAGGAACATGCTTTCGTGCAGCGCTTGGGCCTGAAACTACGCGCCTTGCAATATGCACTGGAGTCTGACGGCTACGACTCGCAGGACCTCACCAAGATTGCTGACCACATTAGCGAAACCAAGTTCGTCGATATTTCCTACGCGGCGGAACCTAATCCGCTGCTGTATTGCGTGCGCACCGATGGCGTTATGGCGATCATGACATTTAGCCGCGAGGACAACGTATTCGCGTGGAAGCGGCGCACGACGCAGTTGGGCGAATTCGAATCGGTGGCGACCATTCCCACTGACGACGGATCGCAGACGTGGGTCTCGACGCGGCGCGATATTCCGGGCCTAGGCTCGGTGCGCTACATCGAACGCCTTTCCCCGATCGCACTGTCCGATTGCGCGCTCGCACCGATTGCCGCCTCACCCGCGCAAGCCGTGTGGCCAGCGGCGCACCTAGCTGGCGCAACCGTTGCCTGCATTGCCGATGAAGCGGACATGGGCGATTTTGTCGTGACCGCTGGCAACATCACGCTACCGCGCACCGCCATCACGACAGAGATCGGACTTGCCATTCACGCACGAATTGAACTCTTGCCGCCTGAGATGCAAACCGGCACCGGTAGCGCGCAGGGTAATGCCATGAGCACGCACGAGATTACCGTGCGCCTCTTGGATACTGTTGCGCTCAAGGTGCAGGGTCTCGATATTCCCTTCCGCGCGTTCGGCTCAGGGATGCTCGACGAGCCGCCGCCGGTATTCACTGGACTTAAGAGCCTGACCAACTTGGGCTGGCTCAAGGGCGAAGATCCCATCGTGTTTACCGCAGACCGGCCGCTGCAATTCACGCTATTGTCCGTCGTGCGTCAATTCACCGTTAACAGTGGGGGATCTAGCTAATGCCGCATATTCGCACCGCCTTCCCGGCAGACATCGACGCGCTAATAGAGCTCGGCCGGCAGATCATCGCGGAAAGCCCGCGGTACTCTCGCTTACAGTACGACGAGGGCAAAGTCGGCAATGCGCTGCTGGATTTGATGGACAGCGACGATGGTTTTGTGCGCATCGCGATCGATCACGTGGGCGGCATCGATAAACCCATCGGCATGGCGATCGCCTTCGCGACTGAGGAATGGTTCGCATCCGACAAGCTAGCGCAAGAACTCGTGCTGTACGTCACGCCTGAGTATCGAACGACCGGCATTGCGGGCGCCATGATTGATTCGATGGACCGCTGGGCGCACGAGCTGGGGGTCTTATGGTCGCAGGGTGGCAGCATGACCGGAATCCAGGATGAAGCCGTTGCAAGGCTGTACGAGTCCCGCGGCTGGGTGCGTGTAGGCGTCGGTCTTGAAAAGGTTCACAGGTGATCTATGGGATGGCTGGCATTAGTCGGGCAGGGTGTTTCAATGCTGGGCGGCGCGGCCAATGAGCGCAAGCAGCGCCGTGCCGATGAAAGCTATGCGATCGATGTGGAAAACGCCGCAGAGGAACAAGCGCAAAAGATTCGCAAGGCAGGCAGGCGGGCAGTGGGGCAAGCGCGGGCAGCGGTGGGCGCCTCTGGCGTGGCAGTAGATTCCGGTAGTCCAGAACTGGCATTGGAGGAACTGGCGCGCGAGTCCGAAGCCGATGCGTTCAATACCATTTTGACCGGCAAACGGCAGGGCAAGGCGATTCGCCAGGGCTCCAAGATCAATGCCGATATGAATACGGTCAATAGCGCAAGCGGTCTGCTAGGGGCGGCGGGCGATTACTACAATTCCAATGGCGGGCGCTGGATCCGCGCTGGCAAGGGCGGCTGATATGGCGCGCATTCCCCTTGGGCAGTTTGGTAATGTGGTCGCAGAGCCGGTGGCGCCACCATCGCGTGCAGGCTTGGGTCAAGCCATCAACCGCGCTGGCCAAACACTCACGAACATTGGCTTGCAGGCGGTCGAACGCGATCAAGAATTCGCGCGCACCAAAGACGCCAACAGCTTGCTCGACTATCAACTCGCGGTGAAAGGGCTTGAGGGCGAATTTAAGGACAAGATTGCAACCGGCGGCTTGCACTACGACCAAGCGCAAAAAGAATGGCAGGGCGCAGTTGCGAAGATCCCCAAGCCAAAACCCACCGCCAACAGTCGCGACCATGCAGAGAATTTAACGCGTGCCACCGATCGGCTGCTCGTAGGATCGGATCTTGCGATCGGCAATTACTCGGTGGCTGCTCGCAATGAGGACAATCGCGCCCAAGCGGGGCAGATGTTCGACAAGCTCGGCAAGCTGGCAGGACTTCCGGGCGCCGATATTGAAACGATCAACCAACAGTACGACGGCATACGCGTCACGCTCGAACAAGCAGGCGTGCCGGCCGATCAAGCTGCGCGTGCCGTGCAGGAACGCAAAGACCAAAACTGGGCCAACGAAGCCATCAATAAAACCATGCTGGCGCGCGAGGATATGGGCAAGCTCAAACAGTTAGAGCACGATCTCACCGCCAAAGACGGCTATTACGTGGGCAAGCTCGACACCGACAAGCGCAACATTGTGCTTAATCAAGTGATCACGCACCGCATTCAGCTGGAAAACCGACTGGAAGCGCATGCAGACAAACGCGAAGCTGCGGGCGTACGTGCGGTTAATACCTACGAAAGCCAAATCGCGAACGGCGTGCCAACGACTGCCGCGGATAAAGCCAAACTGCAAAATGCAGTGAAGGGCACGACGAGCGAGCCCGCTTTCAATGAATTGCTGCAAGAGGAAGTGAAAACGCAGGCAGTACTTAAAATGCCAGCCTTTCAGCAAATGCAATTCGTGCAGGAGAAAGAGCAAGAACTCTTGAAGAATGGCGGCAACTTGCACCAGGCGGCGGCGCTTAATCGGCTCAAGCAAACGGTCAAAAAGAATGTCGAACTCTTGAACGATACGCCGATCCTGTTCAACGCCAATCGCAACGGCGTCGACGTGCAGCCGATCAATGCCGCTGAAGCGGCGGCGAATCCTGACGACTTTGCGAAGGTGTTGTCGGGACGCATCACCGAAATTATGGGCATGCGCAAACAGCAAGGCTACAACGTGCCCATGCGCCCGCTCTTGCCGGAAGAAGTCGCGCAGTATTCGCACGCGCTGAACACCAGCAGCGTGGAAGATCAACAAAAGATGCTGACGCAATTCTTTGAGGCCACGCAATCGACCGAAGGCTACATGGGCGTGATGGCGCAGCTCGCGCCCGATGCGCCAGTCAAAGCGCAGGCCGGCATGCTCGCGGCCAAGGACGCACAGCTGGAAACGAAAAAGTGGTTTTCTCCCAACAAGTCGGTGACGAGTCAGCAAGTCGCTGAGACCATGCTGCGGGGCGAGGCGATCATCAATCCGCCCAAGGACGTGAAAGCACAGGACGGCTCACCTAAGCTGTCTCTCTACCTGCCTGACGAGAATCCGCTTAAGCTCGAATTTGCCAAAACGGTGGGCGAAGCCTATGCGCTGGCACCGAACGTCATGCAGTCCGACTACCAGGCGGTCAAGGCGTATTACGTCGGCAAGGCATCATTAACCGGGAAGCTCGCGAGCGACAAAACTGACGTCGACCCGGCGCTCGTCAAGGAGGCCGTGCGCAATGTGGTGGGCAATGTCACCGACTACAACGGGCGCGGCAAGGTAACGATTCCTTGGGGCATGTCAGAAACCACGTTCAATGACCGCACCAGGGCGGCGCTGGCGCTTGAGATCACGAGACGCGGCATTGACCCATCCCTACTCGCGCAATCGTTACAGATGGGTCTAATGCGCGTACAGGGCGACAATTACATGTTCACGATCGGCAAGGACACGCTCAAAGATCCCAAAACTGGGCAGGCCATCGTGATCAACGTGAGCAAGCCCATGGTTGTCGGCAAAAAGGCAGTTGCTCACGGCCGCGGCGTCACGGCGGTGGAAGATGTAATCGAATGAGCTCATTCGACCTACAGCCGGAAGTGAACGAGCGCACGGCATTCGCGGCCAACAATGGCATCGTGCCTGAACAAATACAGCCGACGTTTTGGCAAAGCGCGTGGAAGCCGGTCGCGCTCGCGGTGCCTAGGGTCGCAGCTAAGGCCACCGAATTCGCGGGCCTTGCACTCGCCACCCCTGCGATTATTCAGGACGAATTCAACGATACCCATACCGCAGACTTCTTTTTCAAGGGCGTTGACTACCCGCGGCGCGTTGCCGATTACCTGACACCGGATCCGAAAACAGTGGGCACGGCGGGGCATGTGCTGGGCGGCGTCACTGAGGGACTACTCGAACTCGGACTAGGTGGCGGCAATCCCGCTGTGCTGGCGTCCATGCAGGGCCTAGAAGGCGCTGAGAACACGCTCAAGCAAGGCGGCTCTGTACCTGCGGCGCTGGGCGTTGGCGGCGTCAATGTGGCAGCGGCAACGCTGGGCGTCAAAGTAGCGCCATTCGGGCCGAATCTGCTCTCTAAGATCATCACCGGCGCAAGCGGTAATGTGGCGCTGGGCAGTGTTTCACGTGGAGCAAATCAGGCGATCTTGACAGCGGACGGACAGCCAGCGCTTGCCAATCAATACCAGCCATTCGGCAAAGTAGACATGGCAACTGATTTCGTCTTGGGCGGCGCATTTGGCGGCGTGCACCATTGGCTTTCGCCCGTGACACCTACGCAACTTGACGCGGCGATGACGCTTAAGAACGCCAAGCACTTTCAGGAAGGCAGCGCGCCCGGTGTCCCGCTCGACATTGAGGCATCGGTCAAACACCAAGAAGCGCTGGAAACGGCGTTGCAGCAATTGGAAGATGGGCAGCCGGTAGATGTGTCGCAGACCGGTGTGCAAAACGCCAACTTTGCGCCCAAGGAATTGCCAGAGGCGCATGCGCTGCCTGACGAAATCGCGGTGATTGCTGACGCGGCACCGCTTAGCGACGAGGTGGCGCCAGGGGATGCGGGCGAGTTTCTAGTTTTTCGTGCGGGAAATACAGAGGGTCTAGCTGACGTTAACGCTGGCAACGCCAACTCGGTTAGTCGATTTTTGCAGCGGCTTGATGATCCTGGGGCTTCAACATACGGCAGGACAGAGGCAAAAACACTCTTTGTGTATGCAGTTCGACCGGATGGAATTGGGAAGTACTCTCGATATAACCGCGGGCGAGCTGGCGACATCAAGCAGGATATTGTTGGGCGCGATGTCAATGACACTCAGATATCGTACTCGTTCCCTCGCGGCGGCAAATATACGTCAACACTCAAGCTCGCTATTCCGATCACTGAAATTCGGGCGGAACTGAAGCGCATCAGTGGTTACGATAATTTCGAATTCTCTGGGTCCAATCTGGGCGCGGAAGCGATCCGCAACCTAGTACAGCGCAAGCTCTACCCGCTAGAAATAACCAAGCGCAACCCAGATCTAAATGCGGCAGACCAATCTATAGAAACGCGATTTCGCCAGCAAATTGAAGGCGATCCAGATAAGGCGGTCACTGACTATGCTGCTATTGAGGAAACAAAAGGCGGCAAGATTCTCAACACAGACATTGCGCGCGAACTGTCGCCTGAGTATTTGAGTGACCGCACCAAAAGCGCAGCCGTGCACGAACCTGCCTCGGCTCTCGTAAAGGAAATGTACGCGCGCAAATTGGCAGAGCGGCCAAAAGAAGGCGAACTCCCGCTAGTCGTGTTCAGCGCAGGCGGCACGGGCGCCGGAAAGTCGACCGGCCTTGATCTCACCGGCATCGATAAGAAAGCGCAAATTGTCTACGACTCGAACATGAATTCGCTCGAATCGTCAGTGAAACGCATCGATCAAGCGCTAAATGCTGGTAAGGACGTGCAAATACTTTACACCTACCGCGATCCAGTGGAAGCGCTGACAGGTGGAGCACTGCCACGTGCCATGCGTCAAGAGGGTAAATTCGGCAGCGGGCGCACGGTGCCCGTTAAGGATCACGCGGACACCCATATTGGCGCATCGCAGGTAATGCGCGAATTGGCTGAAAAGTACGCCGACGATCCACGAGTTACCATAACCGTTGTGGATAACTCACTGGGTAAGGGAAACGCCAAGGAAGTGGCTGGCTTGTCCGTTGTCCCGAAGGTCGATTTGCCTCATAATGACCTTGTAGGAAAACTCAATGAAGCGCTCGACCAACAAAGGCAAGCTGGAGAAATCTCCGAATCCGTCTACCGCGGATTCAAAGGTGAGCCAGCAGACGCCACAATCCAACGCATTCCCGACGAGGGAAGCAAGCCAGCAGTACGGCCGACAACTAGCGCAGGAAGCGGCGAGCCGTCTCAACAAGGCAGCGACACAGGGCAACTAACGCCTGAACTGGTTGCGGTTGATCGGCTCGTGCAAGAAAACCCAACCACCAAAGTCTCGCCTGGCGTCGATGCCGAAGGCAACCACGTCAACGTCACTGCGGCTGACGCCTACGCACAAATCAAAGCAGAGCACGATCAAGCCGTACGCGACGCCAGTGCGTTTGAGGCGGCCGTCACGTGCTTTATCGGTCGAGGGTAGCCAATGAACGCCAATTGCATCGAGGACATCGGCAGGGCCATCGGGCGCGCTCTCAACGAGGACGAATTCAAAGCGCTGGAACTTAAGCTTGTGAGTGCATTGCGTGAAATGTCGCGCGCCGATCCAAAGGCATTCGCGAGCATGTCGCGCGCCGAACGTCTCAGCGAATCCGCCAAGCGCTTGCAGGAGTCCGCGATCGCCGAAGCCGGCAAGGCGGCTCAGCGCAAGGCATCCAACCTCACGACGCAGCTGCGCGAATCAACACACCTGGCAGAGCGCTCGCAAACCATCGGCGCGAAACATGGCTACCACGCGGCACTGTTTGAGCGCTTGGGCCAAGTGCACCAGTACATCGCGGGCGTCAGTAACGAACTTTTCAGCAACCTGGTAGACACGATCCAAGCAGCCGACCCTCGCTTTTTGGGGCTCATGGAAAACGCCAAGGCGACACACGACTTTGTGCGCGAAGTCTTTGGCACCGACACCGGCAATGAGGTCGCGGCCAAGGGCGCAAAGGCGTATCTGGAAGGCATGGAGACCATTCGCACGCGCATGAACGCGGCCGGCGCATCGATCGGTAAGCTCGATTATTCCTGGCTGCCACAACCGCACGACGCGGCGGCGATCGGCAAGGCGGGCAAGAATGCTTGGGTCGAATTCGTGAAGCCGCGAATGGACAAAGAGCGATTTGTAAAAGATACCGGCGCACTCATGAATGACGCAGAACTCACAGACTTTCTAGGCCACGCCTACGACACGTTGGCGACGGAAGGCGCGGTCAAACGAGAAGCCGGTCAAGGCGGCATGGGGTCGCGCGCATCACGCTTTGACGAGGCGCATCGCGTACTGCATTTCAAAGACGCGGATTCCTACCTGAGTTACATGGCTGATTTCGGTCAAGGCTCAGTGTTCGAAGCCATCCACAACCACGTTAACGCGCAAGCGAAAAACATCGGGATCATGGAGCAAATGGGCGCGAACGCTGCCAACAATTACCGTTATCTCAAGGATCTCGCGGAGATTGAGGACTCGCGCGCGGCTGGCAAAAAGGTCGCTGGCGAACGCCACTACGGCGCCGGGCTTGACATGGTGTGGGATATCCTAAACGGAACAACGGCCTCACCAGTCGACCAACGGCTCGCGGCACGCGGGCAACAAATACGCAATTACCTATCGGCTGTGAAATTGGGTGGCGTCATTCTGTCATCGATCAATGACGTGGCTACGTGGAACGCGATCGCCAAGTACAACGGCATTCCGATGGGCAAACGATTTGGCACGCTCTTTAAGTCGCTCGGCACCAATCGCGAAGATGCGGCGCGGCTAGGGCTCGCGGTCGAAAGCTTAAGCGGGGAAATGCAAACCTGGCACGCGGAGAACATGCGCCAGGATTGGACGAGCAAGCTCGCCAATACAACGATGGCACTGCAAGGGCTCGAAGCCTGGACGCACAAGCTACGCGGCGCGATGGGGCTCATGCTGCAAGATCACATGGCCTCGCTCGTCAAAACCGATTTCGAAGCACTGTCGAAGTTTGACCGCGAACGATTCGAGCAAGCGGGCATCACGGCAAAGGATTGGGAAATCCTGCAAAAAGCGCAGCCGGAACCCATTAACGGCCGCGAGATGATTACAAAAAACTCGGTGCGCGACGTCGACGGTTATACAGCCAGCGAGATCAACGAGACTACGGCGCGGTATTTGGGATTCATAGACGGTGAGGCAAAGCGTGCGGTCATTGCGCCGGACTTGTTCACGCGCGCGACGATTACGCAGGGCAGCAAAGCGGGTACACCTGGCGGCGAGATCGCCCGCAGTTTGATGCTATTCAAAAGCTTTCCGATGGCGCTCGTGTTTCAGCAAATGCAGCGCATCAAGACGATCGCCAGAACCAAAGGCGCCGGATCCGCAGCCGCGTACAGCGCGTCGCTTATGGTGGGCATGACGGTACTCGGTGCGCTCACGATGCAACTCAAGGACTTGGTATCCGGCAAGGATCCACGCGACATGACAACCGGCAAAGCTTGGGCAGCGGCGGCAGCTCAAGGCGGCGGGCTGGGCATCTATGGCGACATGCTCTACACCGGTTTAGGCGGCAACTCCCGCGGTGGCCAAGCCAATTGGACGAACCTTGCAGGGCCGGTCGCGAGCACTGCCGGCGACTTGCTCAACGTCACGCTGGGCAACGCTGGCCAAGCGATCCAAGGAAAGGACACCAAAGCAGGCGCCGAACTGTTGCGCTTTGCCAAGCAGAACACGCCGCTGATCAACTTGTGGTACTTACGCAGCGCCATCGATCACATGGTGATGCACGACATGCAAGAGAACCTGAGTCCCGGCTATTTGTCGCACATGCGTGGGCAAGCGCGCCGTGACTGGGGGCAAGACTATTGGTGGGCGCCGGGAGAAGGCGTACCATCACGCGCACCCGATTTGGGCGCAGCGGTAGGCGAGCAATGAGGCTAGACCAATTCAAGCGCATGCAGTCACTCAGCGAATTGCTGATCGATGTGGTGCTGGTGGAATCCAATCCAGAATCGTGGACAGGACACGGCAGAACATTGGCGCAGCTCAAGAACAGCGAACGCGGCGACCGTTACTGGGCCAAGAAAAACGCGATCGCCACCATGACGCTTTTGACTAAGGTCTACTATCTGACCGCCACGGTCGAACAGCGCGGCGCATTTAAGGCACCAGGACACGATGAAGAGGCGGACTTAGACAAAGAGATTTCCGCAGCAGAACGAGAAGCGCGAACCATCTTGGACAGACTCGTCGAACGGGCGCAAGCTTCCGGGAATGGCGAAAAGCAGTAATCCAAGCGACGTTAGTTTCCCCACGTTTTTTATGATGTGGGCACGGCGGCAACGGTGGCACGTGCCGCCTTTGCACATGGCGATGTGTCAGTGGCTTGATA